TTATTTAATATACCTTTGTGCAACTCGTACTCCCACTTACTATCGTATCCTGTTGGTACGTTCTTTTCTCTTGGTCTAACTTTTCTAGGTTTTCTTTTAGCCATTAGATAACCCAATGACCAGTACTAGATTTTACATTCTGTTCGTTTAGTAACTCGTATAAAGTTGCATCAGGGTTACGTTTTAATTTTTTATAAAACCAACGTAAAGAATAAGCACTTAATAAAAACTTACGATTAGCATAGATGTGTGTTTCAGCAGGCATAAACTCGTGTATGTTTCCTGTATGTATCTTAGTAAGATCTTCTCCTTCAGGAACAACAGAACGTAACCATTCTACTAATAGTTCTTTACTACGTTTTCTTAGTGCTTTTGCTTTTCTTCCGTTCATTTAGTAACTTCCAATACTCTAGGTTCTTTTACTACTCTAGTTAAATAAGAATATCTATCTGCATATTTGAACACTCGTAATCCTTTGCCTTCGTTAGCATCTGCATGACATTCAAACTTATGTCTACACCAAGTACATCCTTTACCTATCTTCATGTTACCTGCTGCTCCATCTGGTACAGGATTATAACATAAATCAGGTGGTGTGTCTACCTTTATAAGTTTTTTAACTGTTTTTATTTTGTTTTTTATGTCAGGTTTATCGAAAGAATCAGGTCTATATAATGCTATTTCACCTGACTCTTTGTTCATGGCTAAGAAACCACCCTTGTTTGTACCCATAGCAGCCTCGTAGCCTGCCAACTGAGGGAGATAACCGAATATATCATCTTCGGCTAGGGTTTTATTATAAAACTTCTTAAACGCGAAACTAGAGGCTGTCTTAATATCCACTACTTCACCATCAATAACGCAGTCCATGTGTCCTTTAATACCAGATACAGAAACTTCTTTTTGTTCATCGGTAACTTTATGTCCTGCTATCTTAACTAACAACAGAAGTACCTCTTCAAGTAGATGTCCGTATAGAAATTTAATAAAGACAGAGGGTTTAATTCTTTCAGTTGTCTTACTTTCTGAACGCATATCATACCATAGCTGACGCATAGGTTTACCAATGTTAGACATACGTAACGTACCACTATCTCTTGGTCTAGGGTTAGCCCAATGAGAAAGAACTTCTTTCATTGACTCACCGAAAGCATCAATAGTTTTATCGTCTATGTTTAGTGACTCACCATCTGATAGTACAGATAGCTTGTCGTATATATCTTCTACTAACGTATCTAGTTTTTTCATATTGACTGTATGATTTCTTTAGCTTCTGATATAGAAACTTTAAACCATTCTCCATTGTTATCTTTACAAATATTTTTTATTTTCTTATGTGCTTGTTGTTCAGCACTTCGTCTATCGTCAAAGTATTTCTTAAACCTTAATTTATAATCTCTAAAAGGACTAGAGGTTTGATACTGTTTACATCTATCCTCTGCATCAATAGCCATACCAACTTTAATCCAACCTTTCCAACAAGGATTAGTTATAACATATACATAACCTTCACTAGATTTTTCATAGCCAGATAAAGATGAGAAAGCTGCACCTTCAAAAGTCTTATATCTTCCTGCTTTATATAATGGATGTTTTTGAGAAACATATTTACCATTAACATACATTCTTTTTAAGTTTGTTTTGCTGCTCCACTCTTTGTGTAATTTTAAATGACACTTTTTACAATTATAATTACTTGTTTTATATGCGTAATCGGTAAAATTAGTTCCTAATACTAGTTCAACACCACAAAACTTACAATCTTTATTAGTGTGTTTCACTTAACAGCTCCTCTATTTTAAAACAATATTTTTTAAACTTTTCTATAGGTATTAAACAAGCTACCTTAGATGAAGTATCTCCTTGACCAGTTAAGGTTCGTGAAGATATGTTATTAATAGTTATACATTCAACTATTTTTATTGGTGTAGTCCATAATATTTCTTTTCCTGTAAAGATAACCCAATAGTCTGCTTTAGTTGTTAGCAACGCTGAAGGTTTACCAAACATCATAAGCTCTATAAGGATATTACCTGTTTCACAACTTCTATAATCTCCTTTTATTTCTAACTTTTTATTTGTTTCAGGAACGAATAAATCATAATCTTTAAACTTACCTTCTATTAAAACAGAACAAGGATATTTTTTTCTACATGTAGCAAGTATTTTTTCTTCTATAATTCTACCACGTTTTAAATCTTTTTTAAAATTTAGTGTTGAGTTAGTGTGTTTCACTCCAGTTCCCTCCATATTGATATTCACCATCTAAAGGACAGTTCATATTAAAAACTTGTCCTGCTTCTATAATAGATCTAACACCCATCGCACCTATTAGTTCTGCTGTTTGTTTAGGTACTTCCATTTGCCACTCGTCATGGATGTTAGCAACAAACTTATACTTTAGGTTTGCTTCACGTAAATGCTTGTCAAATATAACAAGTGCTTGCTTCATAACTATCGCACCTGCTCCTTGTAATAAAGTATTTAAAGCTGAGTGTGCGTTACGTATAAATAATTTTCTACCATCTAATCCTTTGACGAAGCCTCTTGCTGCTGCTCTCGTAACTCTATCTCTAAGAGTTTTAAATGATGGTTTATTATCAAAGAACAGTTGTCTAGACTTTCTACCAGTTGATTTATTTCCACCAACCACGCTTCCAAGCTTCTCATCTCCTGCTCCGTACATAAGCGCATAGATGAATGTCTTTGCCTGATCTCTTGATTTAAGTCCTGCAAGCTTTTGATTAGCGGTATGTATGTCTCCGTTAAGTATTTCATTTGTAAACTCCTCGTCTTTCATATAGTGAGATAACATTCTTAGTTCTAAACCTGACGCATCAATACCTAGTAAGACATTACCTTCGTCTACTGTCCAACATGCACGACACTCCTTGCCATAAGGCTGACGTAAGCTAGGAATCTGCGCTGTGTTTGGACTACGATGTGTCATGCGACCTGTGATAGCACCGTTAGGTATAACAAAGCCATGTATTCTACCATCTTCTTCAACTGCTTTCACCCATGAATCAACCTGTGCTATACGTTTCTGTAACAAAAGAAACTCTGCAATGAGACTAGCTTCGTGTATGTGTGTAACTTCTGATAAAGTTTTTTCATCTACAATAGGCTGACCAGTAGGTGTAAATCTTTCTGGCTTCCAACCAAAGTCAATCAAGTATTCTCCAATCTGTTTACGACTGCCAAGATTAAAGTCAACTAACTTTCTACGCATGAAAGGATCTGTGTTACCAAACCACAAACAGTTATCGTACTCTTCATCAGACAATCCACGTTTGGATAACTGACCATCCTTCTTAACATAAGGTGTAACTACTTTATCATCTACCCATTTAGGTTTAAATGTATTGTGTACTTCATCTTCTATCTTTTGTTTTCTTTCTCTCAGATTAGCGAGCAATATCTCAGCAGAGTAACTATCAAACTTAAAACCGTTCTCTTCTTGCTCCTTCATTATCTTTGCAACACCATGTTCTAGTAATACACTTTCCTTAGAAAACTGTTTAGATTCTAAACGTAAGCTCTTGAATACTAGAGTATTTAATTGCACATCTCTGACACAATACTTCAACATTTCTGCAGAATAATTTTTGTACTCTTCAAAAGAAATCTTAGGATATTCTAACTTGTATCCCCAAGCTTCAAGACTATGACCACCTGCTCGGATAGGATTGAGAAGTCGTGACAACACTAAGGTATCTAATGCTTCGATATGAGACAGATCAGTACCTGTTAATTTTTTAACTACAGGAATATCAAAGCCAACAATATTGTGTCCTATTAATCTATCAGCAGTACTTAAAAATTTAACACCCTCATCAATCTGATTAGGTTTAAACTTAAAAATCTCTCCTGAGTTAGGATCTTGACACACTATACAATGTATCTTTGTTGCTTTAAGATCGTCTGTTTCTATATCAAATACTAAATCCATATTAAAATCCTTCGTTGTTTTCTACTTCTAAGTCTTCGTTAGATACTTCTTTAAGTCTACCTGTTTCGTTATCATATAATAAATGACAAGCCATACCAACATCACCTGTGTACCTAGACTTTAATACACGAACCTTAGTTGTCTGTGACTCTTGATGATCGTCTGACTGTTGGTTACGTTCAAGAGCTAATACACAATCACTAAGCTGTGCAATACTTTGACTACCTCTAAGGTGAGATAGGTTTACTTCGATACCGTTCTCATGTCCTTTGTTACCATCAATTCTGCGCAAGTGTGATACAAGAATAAGACCTGCACCTGTTTCTTCTACTATAGATCTAAGCTTAGTCATAATAGAATCAATGGTACGTCTTTCATCTCCTTCAGTAGATGCGCTGACAAGCATGTGCAAGTGATCTACTACTACCCATTTACAGCCACAACCTATGATCATAAACCTTATCTTAGAAAAAATTTCGTCTAGCTCGTTAGCTCCAAAATGAGCATGCACCCATACTCTATTCTTATTCTGTCCATCATATAGAATATCAAAGAGCTTATCTAATTCTTCTTTAGAATATCTTTCTCGTACCTGATCTATATATAACCTAGCGTTAGCTTCGATAGATAAGATACCATCAATAGTTCTGCGCCAGTCTTCTTCAAGTGCAATGATACCTACGTTATCTTTAGTCTGGTTAATTAGCCAATGTTCTATCTCTCTCGTAACACTAGACTTACCAAGACCTGTACCACCTGTAAGAGTAACAAGCTCACCTTGTCTCATGCCATACAGCTTCTTGTTAAGACCTTCGTATGGGTAAGGTACGCTCTCTTTCTTTT